ATACGAAACATTTGTGCGCGAATATAATATTGGGCGAACACATTGCGAACGAGCAAATCAATACGAATCATTTGCGTAATCAAATAATTTTGAATTCTCATTTAAGTGATGCGTGTATCGGATGGGAGAACATTTGCGCGGATTCAATAAAGAGGGGCCATATTGCGCCAAATGCGGTGGGGCCCCTCAACATTGAGGACTGCGCAATAACGGGCCAACATATCAGACCGGAATCTATAACTGCTGAACATATTTTAAAGAATTCTGTTGTGGGTCATCATATCGGGATGGGTCAGATAAGACGGGACCACTTAGAGGAATCCTTTTTGGAGGAGCGCCATTTATCGGCGAATATTATTCGAGATAACCATATAATTGATAATGTAATAACTGGGTCCAAGATAAAGAATAACACAATCGAGGGAAAACATATCACTATGAATTCAATTGATGACCGCCATATTATGAATATGTCAATTAAAGGGAGTAAATTATTGGATGGGTCCATCAGTGAGAACAAAATAGTAGATGAAAGTATATCAACAAATAAGATAAAGGATAAGAGTGTTACGAATGATAAAATAAGGCTCCCCTTTATTAAAATATCATCGGACCCCGTTTTCACTTGTACGCAGGTTGTTAATTTGGGAGAAACATTCAATCTGGGCTTGAACCAGAATTATATGATTCCCAAAATAAGGGAGGGCGTTGCGGAGTTCCTGACGAACGTCCGTTTTGGAGAAGAAGGGAGCAATAGTCATATGGAAATAAATATTCCGGTGGAGTTTAAAGGAGGAGAAAAATTACATTACATTGGTGAAATTATTGGAATGTATCGGGGTATACGATTGGAAGAGTCGTTCTTGAAGAAATGGGTGAAATGTGATGGAAGTAGTGTCCGCAAGTGTGATTATTATGATTTATATGTTCGAATGGGGGCGGATGATTCCGGAGAGGACAATTTCTATTTACCCAAAATTGCGAATGATGTTATTGATTACTTTATTCGGTTCCAGTCATAGTTGCGCTAGATTCGGTTATTGAAGAATTCTGGCTTGGTTGTAGAGAGGATGTAGTTTGTTTTTTCTGTAAATTCTCTAATATTCCTAATACATTTTGAACTGTTTTTTTTTGTTCTACTGGTTTTTTCTCGAAGTAGTTAATTTTGTATGTTAGGTTCATAGTTGATACAGCAAAAGCAGTTATAGCAAGGAAAGCAATAAATAATTTTGGCGTACGACCCATTGATGCTTTTGGTGATTTTTCCACATTCGTTATAGATGCGGCTTCGCAACTGGACGTCTCACTTTTCGCGTTAAAATAAACAACGACGATTGAAATAATAATAAATAACATAAATCCAATCCATAATACAATAAATATTTTTCCTAATTGGACATCTGGTTGTGATGATTCCATAAATTAAATATATATTTTATTCTCTAAAAAATAACTTAAAGAAAAATAAATATAATTATTTATGAGTGTAAATGGAGAAGATGAATCCGTAGTAGAATTAAGTGATACAAACGCAACGGTATCTAAAATAGTAGAATTAGATACATTCGCACAAAATATGTTAGTATCGATTTATAATTTAAAAATGGGTCTGAAAAGTCTTGAAGCAAATCTTCGCAATTATCAGAAAGAATCGAAGAAGTTGTTTCAGTCAATGAAAGCGAAACCGAAGAAAATCAAAGCAACTAAGGCCGGTGGCGCTAAAAAAGAACGTGAGCCGACCGGATTCTTCAAGAAGACTAAAATTCGCAAGGAATTAATCGATTTTTTTAATAATCCAGAGATTTCCACGATTATTACTCTAATTAGTGCTGAGGAGAAATTAAAGGATGATTCTAAATTTGAGGAAATGGATGAAAATATGATGATATCAAGGCCATCTGCTACAAAAATTATGAATCGTTATATTAAAGAAAAAAAACTGGAAAATCCACAGAATTCTCAGTATATTATTCCGGATGATAAATTAAAAAAACTACTTACTCCACTTGAATCAACTGATAAGAAGAGTGGTGGTTATAAGTATTTTAATTTACAGAAATACATTAAACATTTGTTTTATAAGTAGTGATTTTGAGAAATCAATGTCAGTCTACACTTTTTGAAGCATAGTGTTAACATCCACAAACAATTTCTGAATTGTTCTTCTATAAATCACATCCGATTGTGAAAAACTGACCGATTCAAATTGTTGAGATGTTATTTCAAAAAAGAACTTTTGAAATAATCCAAGTGTTTTAAACTGGTCCTGTTTTGTTCCAAAAAAGAAGTATCTATCATCAGAACCAACAGGGTATTTTTCATCCAAAAGGTAATGGATGTCTGGAATGAGATCACAACAAACAATATCAACAAAAAATTGTTTTTTTTCTCGAATTTGTTCGCTTGTTGTAGGAGTTATTCGAGATCTGATTTTAGAATAAAGACTACAAAGCAAATCAAAACATGGAACCTTGTAATTCCGATAGAAATCATTGACTTCATGTTCCGGCGATTCTAGATTCATTGATAAATGTAGAGTTTTGAAGAGTGGTTCTTTCATCGCATTAGCGGTTGATTTATCTAACATGTATTTTTCAATCATGATAAAAAGATAAATTTTGACAAAATTGGAAATTTCATTGATTGGAAGTGTTCCCAAAAATTCCAAATTTTCCTTCAAAAATGTCATCAATTGTTCTTTGTTCATACCATGAAGCAAACTGATTTTTCTCAAATCTCTTTCGGATATTCCAGAAGAGATTTTTTCAATTTGTTCAAGCATATATTGTGAAAATTCGACTTTATTCATTTTTTATTGTCTAAAAAATGATGTATATATTTTATCAATTTTTTCCTTTCCAGCCGTGGTATGTAAAAAAGAAGTCCTCTGGTCGACCCCTCTTCTTACTTTCTTTCATTTTCTTAATTCGCTTATTGATTATTTTATTGAATGTTTTGTCCTTCAATATTTGAACAAGTATCCGTTGAAAAGAGGCTCCCATTTTTCCCCAGAAGCCGATACTCATAAACTGCTCCAAGCAATTCAAGCGGTCCTCGTGTTTTTTATTATATTTGATTTTATAAAGAATATACCATAATAGCCCCCCTTTAAGAAGAATATAGCTATACGCTGACGCCTCCTGACGATAATCACACTTCTCCACGGTTTTCAGATTATTACAATCATTACTATCGCGAACACCATATTTTAATAAAATCTTTGCGCAGTTATTGAATGAATAATCCAGTTCCTTCAACATATATTCCCGAATGAGCCTTTTCTCTTTTCTTTTATCTTCGGGCTTCGCCTTCAATGAAAATAGCGACATGAAAAATGTGGCCCCCAACTCATTATAAGATTCATTCGCATTAAGCCCATTTTCGCGACTGATATTCGTTTCTAAATTCTTCAATTCCGGAATCAGTGTCTGATTGATGATTTCCCAATCATAATGGACACTGTGGAGGGCCTCGTGGAGGAGAACCTTTGCTAATTCATCTTCACGCCATATATAAATGGGACCACCATAATATTCATTATAAACCTGGGTACATGCGCTATTTACATCGTCAACTGATATCGGAATTGACAGCTTCTTAGCGACGGGGACCGTTATTAAATAAATATACACATTATTCATAAAATTTAGTATCTTGTTTTTATTTATGTAATTGATTCGTAAAAAAACGACAAAAAAGTAATAACGGATGAGCTTTGTGATTGAAGTAATGCTCTTATCACTTACAAAATGAAATCCGACGACACCTTGATTAAATATCAAACGGTATTCATAATCATAGATGTTCGCTTTATTAATTTTCGCGCCCAATTTTATTGCGATTTTCTCAGATAGAAATTTGGAGTCTAAATATACCTTTAATATCTCTTTTTTTTCGTTATCCAAGAGCTTCCTCTTATTGTGTAATTGGATTTTTGGTAAATAAGATTCAGAATATAAGTGATACATATGAATAAAATCAACCTGTTTTAAATGATTCTCCATATTATCTATAAGAAATTAAAAAGGCAATTCATTGAACTAAAATCGTCATTCTTGAAAGTGTCCTCCTTTTCCCATGAAGACTGGTCTTCTTCAGTTTCTTCATAATTCTTGAATACTTCTGTCAGTTTGGATGTAATGATAATAATCAAACGAGCATCACTTTTCTTGAATACGACAATGGTCTCATTTTCAATTCCATCCAAATCGACAATATAATCAGAATTATTACCAAACTTAATTTTTCTGCCCTCAAACTTCCCCAACTTTTTATAAGAAATCGGAATAATAAGTGCCTGTTTGGACGGATTATATTTAATGAGTCCGTTGTTCAATGATAGGCGAATAATTAAATCTCCTGCCTCTTTATATTTTTTATGAGTGTGTCCCATATTTTTAAAAGTGTATATAAGTTTATTGAAATCTGGCTCCAACTCATACTGATGGCGAACTTCGGTCTCCTCAAATTTTTTATCAACAAAACAATAACGGATAAACTTGATTTTTTTAGACTTTTTACATATAATATCTTCCGGAAATATAACTATCTTTTTCTCTATATTCTCATACTTCAAATATTGACTGTTTTTGATTTCCCGCAATCTATAATTCTCTTTTTCCAATTGTTCAATTCGAGTCTTATCACCATTTATCTCGATTGTCTTCTTTTCAATATTTGTCTTTAACTTATCGCGCGTTTTGTTTACAATATCGAAAAAATTTATTCCTTCTATATTTTCCATACCAGTCATAGGGGGCATTTGTGTGAAGGTGTGTATCGAAAATTTAACATCGGCACCTCCGAGAATATCGTCAAATGAGCCCATAAATGGATTCCCCGATTGTTCAGCGAAAAAATCATTGATGAAACTATTTATATCCTTATTTTCGAAAAAAGCATTAAACATTGAAAATGGGTCGAAATTACCGCCGATTGATGTAGGTATTCCTAAATCGTAGTTTCGCCTCTTGATGGGGTCGCCCAATACAGAATATGCTTCCGAAATCTTTTTAAACTCGACTTCGGCTTTTTCTTTTTCTCCATCCAGATTTTTATCTGGATGATATTTCATCGCTAATTTTTTATAAGCCTTTTTAATTTCTTCTTCATTTGCGTCTTTTGTAATTCCGAGGACAGTGTAATAATTGAGCATATTTTTATTTATATATTAATTTTTAAGTCTTAATTTTACGAGGAGTCTTTGGAGCGTTTTCGTGATAAATATGAATTAAATTATATACGAACGCCTCTAAATGGATAACCTCTTTATTTCCACAAAATGAAGTTCTATTAAAATAACATGCGTAATCAAGGATTCTCTCTTTCTTTTGTTCTGAAATATTCTTATCTTTTGTTATAATATCCATAAAAACATTGATAACTTCATTGTATGTAAAGTGATAAACATATAAATCATATAGTGAATTCCGTATTTCTTCTAAAAACATATCGCCGATTCTTGTTTTTGTAATTATTTTCAAATATAAAGTTTCGATGAATTTACGGAAACTATTATCGAATGAGTCTAATGATTGTAATGAGAAATTATAAAACACTGCTATATTTTTTAGGAAACTATTGAAACTGTAATCGAAACATCCTATTTTTATTTTTTCAATTTCATCAATACTTGTTTTGAATTCATCATTAAATGTTTCGAAAAAATCTATGTAAAATTGTTTGGTTGGATTTTCAATATGAAATGGAATAACAATATTGAAAAATGACTTATGAATTTTACTATAATTCTGGGATACGCATATAAAATTTGCGCTATCCTCATTCATTTTTATAAGATGGAAAAGGGCTTGAAAAGCAATGTCCCCTAATTTATCAATATTCCAAATGATGATATTTTTTTTATATCCAGTCGCAATATTATTCATAGAGGATACCTCATTTATATACTCGCTAATAATGTATCTGTCATTTATTCCATATTCGGACGGATTAATTTCAATACAATTCTTTGATAATTTAACATTAAAATTGACTTTGGTATTTAATTTATGTTCATAATTTGACTTAATATTTTTGTCATCTGGATATAATATAGAGAACAGTTTATCAATGTATAATTGAGATAAGTAAGAATTCTGTGAATTAATAAGTATTGGACCGAATGATTTAGTTTCCAGACTATTAAATTTTAGAAAGCGCTCGAACTCATTTTTGATAAGTGTATCATAAAAATATGTTTTTATTTTATCGGGGATGACGTGTTCCATTATTATATTAAGAACTGTTATTTCTAAACTATTTTTTACGTAAAATAGTTTAAAAGAATAAATATTATAATATATAAAAATGAACTCGTGGATTAAGAAAGAGAAAGAGAAACCAAAGACAAATTGGAGAAAACATGATGATGGACGCAATCGTAATAAGAACGAATTTACAGAAGTTCGGGTAAAACCAGCGACTGGTATTGCGTCAGTTGTTGTTGGAGGGATGAATGTGGAAAAATTTTATGATGAGATGAAAAAATCTTCATTTTCTTGGATGGAAAATTCACTTATTTAGAATAAGTCGTTCGTTTTTCAATTAAAGAAATATTAATATTAATACATATGTTTGGAACGAGTAGTAATAATACAATTTCCACTGAAACTTTAAATGAAATGATTTATGTTTCGGAAGAGATAGAATTTGGAACAGTAATTATGTCAACAAAAGATTGGATTCAGCCATCTGATGAAAAAGAAATAGTTCGTATTACATCATTTATAGCGAATGTTATTACAAAAGCGCTTTTAAAATCACAAAAAATAAAGGAGAATAAATTTGATGTTTTGGTTTATTTGGACAGTTTCAAAATAAAGCATATTAATTATCAGTTTGTAAAATATTTAGCAGATATTCTTAAACAGTTATTTCCAGAAAAATTAAGAAAAACAGTTTTAATCGACCCGCCATCAGTTTTTATACATAGTTATGAGATAATTAAAAAATTTATTGATAAACCTACACGGGCAAAAATAAGTTTGATATCAACAAAGGAGAATCGTATATTATATGATGATATTATGGACGATTAAAATATTATTATATAATATGGAAACTTCAACTATGTTAATTATTGGAATCGTATTCGGAATATTAATTGCAATTTGCGCAGTTGTTGTAGCAATAGTATCAATGAGTAATTCGAAAACATCCGCAGATGCATTTAATGATTTAAAAGATAAATTTGATAAATTTACAGAATCGGTTGGGAAGGTAGTTTCGACACAGTCTCAGTCATTGAATACGGGGACGCGTGGATTACAGGGACCACGGGGTCCATCTGGTCCACAGGGACCTCCCGGAATGAGTTATTCTGCTGCCGGACAGTTATTGAATATGGCGATGAAAACAGTTGCGACTCCAACCGCAGGTAAAGGAACACAATCGATTATATATTTAGATAATAAAAATAATTCTCCGATGCAGTATTGGTTTT